GCTTTCCACGACTGCGGCGAAAACAACTGGCACAACCCGTTGGAACAGCACAACGGCTACTGCCACTGAGTTTTCTCTTGGAACATCACTCACCGTCAATGGCGCTGGCAGCAATTACGTTGCGTACCTCTTCGCCCACGACCCGCTAGGGCCGTCCGGTGATGGCAGCGATGGGCTGATTGCGTGCGACACTTATACTGGGAATGGTTTGGCCGCTGGACCTGTTGTCAGCCTTGGCTGGGAGCCGCAATGGCTGCTTATTAAGCGCAGTAATGGTTTAGGAAATTGGAATCTCATCGACAATATGCGTGGTTTCGTTGTCGGCGGCACTGACTCGGTGCTTAATCCTAATCTCTCAGCCGCAGAAACGACTGGCACGTTCGTATCGCCAACTGCGACGGGGTTCCAACTTAACACCACAGATGCAGACTACAACGCCAACGGCAGCACCTACATCTACATCGCCATCCGCCGTGGCCCTATGCGTGAGCCGACGAGCGGGACGCAAGTCTTGAGCATAAAGAATTATGCAGCAACTACTACGTCTGCAGAAGTGACGCATGATGTTAATTTTGATGTCGAAATCAATGCAAATAGACCTGCTAGTGGTGTTAAGTTTTTATTTGTTGATAAGCTTCGCAATATAAATGGAATAGCACTTGCAGCCACTCAGACAGCTTCTGAGTATACTGCACCCAGTTATTGGTCGAGAAAGAGTCAGTATACAATGTATGCTCCATCTTTGTTTGATGATTGGTGGGCATCTAGTTCTGGGACTAGAAACCATATAAGTTATGGGCTTGTTCGCGCCCCCGGCTTCTTCGATGTGGTGGCGTATACTGGGACTGGTGTTAATCGCACTGTATCGCATAACTTGGGCGTTGCGCCTGAGTTAATGATTGTCAGATGCCGCTCTACTGGTAATGACTGGGCTGTATACTATGGCGACAACACGGACTATCTTCTTTTAAACTCTACTGCTGGAACCGCTGATGATATAACCTACTGGAATGACACTAGCCCAACGGCTACTACATTTACTTTAGGCACAAACGCAGACGTAAATACGAGTGCTGCTACCTACATCGCCTACCTTTTCGCCACCCTCCCCGAAGTAAGCAAGGTCGGCAGCTACACGGGCAACGGCACGTCGCAGACCATCAACTGCGGCTTCACGGGTGGTGCGCGTTTTGTCCTCATCAAGCGAACGGATGCTGCTGACGCTTGGTATGTGTGGGATACAGTGCGTGGCATCGTCTCAGGAAATGATCCGTATATGCAAATGAACAGCATCGCCGCAGAGGTTGGCACTACCGACCACATAGACCCCGACAACAGCGGCTTTGCTCTGTCGACGTCGTTTGCTGGCACGAACCAGAGCGGCGGTAGCTACATCTTTCTCGCCATCGCATAGGAGGATCAACTATGGGCGACTATCGGCACAAGACTACAGGCAAAGTGAAATCTCAGGGAGAGTGGCGTCGGCACCATGTCAATACCTCGTTCCCCCGCGTCTGGACGCAGGCCACGCTGGACAGCCTCATGCTCGATCCGGTGTTTCCCACGCCGCAGCCGGACGCAGGCCAGTATCAGACCGCCGTGCGCGATGGCGTCGAGCAGGATGACAACGGCAACTGGGTCGAGCGGTGGGCCGTGCGCGACATGTTCGCAGATTACACCGACGACGAGGGCGTGCTGCATACGAAAGCCGAGCAGGAGGCTGCGTATCAGACTGGCCTTGATGCAACAGCAGCCAAGAGCGTGCGCGCAGAGCGTGATCGCCTGCTGGCGGAGACGGACTGGATTGTGGTGATGAACGCTGAGAAGGGAACTCCTGTCCCAACTGCGTGGGCTACCTATCGCCAAGCTTTGAGGGACATCACCAACCAGCAAGGCTTTCCGCACACTATCAACTGGCCGACTAAACCTGAGTGATGCCCATGAATACACTTGTCTCTGCCCACCAGCGCCTTGATCGTCTGGAACCCAAGGTTGACCAGTTGGAGAAGGATGTCGCATCCGTGAAGACTGAGGTTCACTTTCAATTCAAAGAAGTGTTCCATCGTGTAAAGCGGCTTGAGGCAATCCTGATTACTGCCGCAGGCACGATCATCATGCTGCTTCTCTCTGTGCTTATGAAGATGGGGTAACGTGCCATGCTTGATCCAGTAAGCGCGATAGCTCTGGCTTCGAGCGCCTACAATGCGATCAAGAAGGGCATTGAGTTCGGGCGTGAGCTTCAAGACATGAGTGGTCAACTGTCCCAGTGGGCCAGCGCCATCTCTGACTTGGAGTATTTTGAGAAGAAAGCAGAGGACCCGCCTTGGTATAAGGCGTTCAACGGCAGCGCCCAAGCTGAGGCTATGGAGGTCTTTGCTGCCAAGAAGAAGGTAGAAGCGCAGCGCAACGAGCTTCGCACCTACATTCAGTTCAGCTACGGCCAAAGCGGGTGGGATGAGTTCCTCAAGATGGAGGCTGACATTCGCAAGCGGCGTCAGTCTCACGAACATCGCAGAGCAGAGATAAAGGAGATGATCGTTAGCGGCGCACTGATCTTACTGATAATCTCTTCTGTGTCTGCGATGATCGGTTTGATGATCTTTCTCTACTATCAGAACAACGAGGTGTGGTGATGAGCAGAGCAATACATGTGTTGTGGAGTATCATTAGCTATGGTCCGTTTGCCATTCTCGCGCTGGCTGTGATCGCCTTTACTATGCTCATCTTGACGGCTGGTGAAGGCTTCTATCGCTATCCTTGCCAAGACCCTACCATGTGGTCTGACCCTATTTGCCAGCCCCCTCTATGCGAGGCTGACGGAAGCTGCACCGACTATCTGATTCGGAGGGAACCATGAACGTCGATGACTATGCAGATACGCTAGAGGCAAAGCTTCGCTTCTTCGTTGGCATCTGCCTTGCGGTTACTTTGACTGGAACAATCTTCGCTGTTCTCTACAGCTTGATCTTTGTGACGCAGCCAATGAACGGCACCGCGCCCAACGATCAACAGTTCTTCGAGTTGATCCAGCCTATTGCCACGTTCCTGACTGGCACACTGTCTGGCATTATGTTGGCAAGCCGTCGCAACGCCAACAAGGAGAAGCAAGATGACGCTGCTGAGTAAGGATCAACTGTCGCAGATGCTGCCCAGCAACAAGGAAGCTGGCGAGTGGTGCGACGTTTTGAACCATATGCTTCCCAAGTATGGCATCACCACGCCTGAGCGTATTGCTTCGTTCATCAGCCAGTGCGCTCACGAAAGTGGTGACTTCAAACTGTTGGAAGAGAACCTGAACTACAAAGAGGAGACGCTGCTCCGCGTTTTCCCTCGCTACTTTGGTCCGGGAAAGCAGGACGCTGCTGCCTACGCCAAGAACCCTGAGAAGATTGCCAACTACGTCTACATGGACAAGAATCGTTCAGCGTCGGGCGCGCTTGGTAACACGCAAGAAGGCGACGGCTGGCGCTTTCGTGGTCGTGGTCTGAAACAGGTGACTGGCCGTGCGAACTACACGACATTCGGGAAGGCAATCGGCAAGACTGCCGAGGAAGTGGCTGACTATCTTGAGACTAAGGAAGGCGCTCTCGTCTCTGCGCTATGGTTTTGGCAGAGCCGTGGGTTGAATGAAGTGGCTGACACGGGCGATGTTGTCCGTGTCACCAAGATCATCAATGGGGGCGACATCGGCCTCGACGATAGGAGAAAACGCTATGTTCAAGCTCTTGCGATCCTTGGTGGGCAAAACGCCGCAGGGGATGATAGTCGAGGCGGTAGCCGGGAAGGTGATCGACAAGATCGAGGACAAGCTGGAGGAGACGGTGAAGGACAAGGTGGAGGACATCAAGTCTTCCACGTTGGAAGCCGTGGCGAAGAAGTCAGGCGTATCCAGCGCGCTCTTGGACTCGCTGACGACGGAACCTTTGGACCCGCAACCGAAAGGGCAGTCAGGGTCTGGCAAAAAGAAAACGGGCTGACCCCTGACGGAGTGGTCGGCCCGAAGACGCTGGAGAAGTTATTGGCTTGAACTCGCTAGGTTGATCTGATTATTAGCCATCGGCGGGACGCAATGGGACACTTGCGTTCCGCACGATCTCCGCAGGCTTGGTGAAGATGAACCCCGGTGGGTGTTTGATTGGTTTCCTGAGAAGCCGATAGACGTTTGTGTAGTCTATCTTCAGAAGCTTGCTGATGTCCTTCATTGTGTGACCTTGAGCGTAGGCTGCTTCGATGAAGCGGTTGCGGGCATAGGCCGCTGGTATCTTGACCTTACCCGGCCCAGTGATCTTGTGGCCGTAGGTTTCTTGGTAGGCTTCGAGCATTGATTCGAGGGTCATGCGATTCTCCAAAGAAAAAGGGCGGGTATAAAACCCGCCCAGTTGAGGTTCACAGGGAGAACAGGTGTGTTTTACCACGGAACATCGTCATCCACAAACTTCGTTTGCTTGACGGCGGGCGCTGGCTCTGACTTGCGATTGTCGCTGATCGACAGGCTCATGTAGGGTTTGTCGCCCTTCATCTTCCTCCATGCGGCAATGCGCCGCGTCTCGTTGAAGGGGCCAGTATAGTCGGGCGAGCCTTCGCTGTCTTTCTTCTGGTTTTCAAAGAGGACGCCAACCTTGGCATAGACCTCGATGAGTTTCTTGTCGTCTTTGGTTTTGTCGGCGACGAAGATCACCTTCATGTCACGACCGTTGTCGTTGACCTTGCCTTGAAGGATCATCTTCTGCGTGTCGAAGGGTGCAAACGCAGCGCCGCGATTTGTTTCGTCATAGTCTGCCATGCTTCTGGCTCCTCTGTTGATTACCAATCTTCCGACTTCTTGCCCGAGTC